ATTCGTGATAAAAGATACATTATCAACGAAATGAAAAGCAACTTAACTACAGGAGTTGTAAACTTAGTTTTATTATTAGACTTTAGACCTGTTCGAGTTGGTAGAATTATTAAAGTTCCAACGGGTGGTGGTGTTATTAAGTTTAGTGTACCATTACCAAACGGAGTTGAAAAGGCTGAAATAGATGTAGGAGCGAGTGGAATAACTGCGAGTCCTGACACGTTCACAAGTGATGGATATTCTGATTTAACAATTCCAATTGGTTCAAATCCTAAATTTATTCGTATCACTGAAGATGGATTAACTAGAGTTACTGAGGATATTATTACAAGAAGAAGTGAACAAGGAGAAGATGCGAGTTATTACATTACGATAACTTACACCTATACAAACGGAGACACTGAAGACGAATATATTTTAATTCAAGAAGAAGAAGAATGATAGGAACTATTTTGGAATTATTACGAGTTAAGGAATTTAATAGTAATAGTGAAGCGATTCAAATTGCTAAAGGTAAATATGAATTAACTTATGACTTTAAAAAAGTTGTGAGACAAACTAAAATGAAATGGCAGAAAAGAAAGTAATATCTATCGAGATACAATCTAACTTAGATAAGTTAAGTTTAGAATTAAAAAAGGCTAATGAACAGTTGTCTAAATTAGCAAATTCGCAAGGTGAAAAATCAGAACAAACAATACAACAGGCTAAAAAGGTAATTGAAATTCAGGAGAAATTAAAAGAAACTGAATCAATATTAGATAAGCAAAAAAGTATTGAAAAAACTACTAAATCATTAGGCGGTTTATCTTCAACTATTGGGACTTTAAGTGGTGCATTTAACACGCTTGGAATTGATGTTTCAGGTGTTCAAGGTGCTTTAGATAATTTAGATGCGGTAAAAAGCACACTTGGAAATAAAAAAGAAATTGAAGAGTTTTCAAATACATTTGTTACATTAAAAGATAAGGCTGTTACTTCTTTTAAAGGAATGTCGAACGCTTCAAAGGCTTTTATAGCAACTGGTATTGGTTTGATTATTACGGCTATTGCAACTGCTATCGCTTACAGTGATGAGTTAGGACAATTTTGGGATGAGTTAACAGGTAAATCTAGCAACTTACGAATAGCACAAGAAGCATTAAACGAAACTGTTCAAGATTATAATAAAGGCGCACAAGAAGCAATCATAAAAGTAAACAAAGTTGGTTCATCTTTTGAGTTAGCAAAGAAAGGAGTTATATCAAAAGAAGAAGCTTTAAAAACTTATAACGATACATTAGGTGATTCACTCGGAAAAGCAACAAGTTATAACGATGCTGAAAAGTTATTCAGAGACAAAACGGATGCGTATATTAAAGCAACGGCATTAAGAGCGCAAGCAAACGCACTTTTAAACAAAGCAGCAGAAGAACAAGCTAACGCATTAACAGCACAATTTGAAGACCAAACAAGCTTTATTGATAAGTTGTTAATATCATTAAAAAGCGGTGGTAATATCGGCAAAAAGGAATTAAAAGAATTAGCAAAGGCACAAGCTGAAGGTGTTAAAGCAGAACAGGCAAACTCTGAAAAACGCGCTAAAATATTTCAAGATGAAGCAACTAAATTACTGGAGAAAGCTGAGAATTTAGATAAGTCAAATAATATTGAAACTGAATCGGATAACAAGAAAACAGAAACTTTAAAAAACAACAACGATAAACGCAAAAACGATTTAGATGAGTTATCAAAGTTTGAGCAAGAAATTCACGATAAAAGACTTTCTCAATGGGAACAGGAAATTTTAGCAGTTCAAAGAAAGTACGATGAACAAATTGCAATAGCTAAAAAGTATGGAAAAGATTTAACTGTATTAGAAGAAGGTTTGCAAGCTGAAATTCAACTCATAAATAATAAATATGTAGCTGAAGAAAGACAAGCAATTGAAGAACTTAAAAATTCAAAGCAAAACGACAGACTTTCTGAGGTTGGTTTAGAGATGCAAAAAAACACTGCAATACTTGAGGCTAATAAAAAACGCATTGAAGAAGAAAAAGCATACGATGCTCAACAATTGGAACTTAAAAAACAAGTCGAACAAGCTAAACTTTCTTTCGTCACTGATGGACTTAATTTAATTTCAGAAATAAGCGACTTATTCAGTGCTAAAAACGAAAAACAAGCACGTAGAGATTTTGCTATTAAAAAGGCTTTAGGAATAACACAAGCGACTATTTCAGCAATTGAAGGAACGCAAAACGCATTTACAACAGCTTCAGCCTCACCAATTACAAGTGTATTTCCAGCTTACCCATTTATTCAGGCTGGTATAGCTGGTTCTTTTGGTGCTGTTAAAGTCGCTTCAATAGCTAAACAACAGTTCGGAGGTTCTTCGAGTGTAACCTCTACAAGTGTTGGTGGTGGTGCTTCAACTTCTACAACTGGAGTTACAACAAGCAACCCAACGTTCAATGTAGTTGGTGGTGCTTCTACAAATCCACTCGCAAACTTAGCGCCTTTCAAGGCTTACGTAGTTTCAGGTGAAGTAACAACAGCACAAGAGTTAGAGCGTAATATTATACAAAAAAGCGTTTTATAAGTTTTAAATTAAAATATACATTATGAAAAAATTAGAAGATATTGAGTTGACAATTGTAGATGAAAATGAACACGGAACGTTTGCAATTTCTTTGGTCAAAAGTCCAGCTATTCAAGACAATTTCATTTATTTATCTGAAACGGAAATTCATTTCAAAGTCACGAATGAAGAAAGGCGTGAAGTAGTTGGTTATGCTTTAATTCCTGATAAAAAGATTTACCGTAACATGGGTGGAAAAGAGTTTAACGTTTTCTTTTCGGCTGAAACAGTTCGTAAAACTTCTGAGTTGTTTATGAAGTCTTTGCATTTAAACGACATTACATCAGAACACGAGAAAGATGTAAAAGGCGTTTCTGTTATTGAATCATGGATTACAGAAGATACTAAACACGACAAAATAAATCTTTACAACATTGAGCCAAAAGTAGGCGGGTGGGCTGTTCGAATGAAAATTTACAACGACAACGAATGGCAAAAAGTAAAAGCTGGTGAATACTTAGGGTTTTCGATTGAGGCTCGTTATTCAGGTCTTGAAGATTATTTAGAGCAATCTAAACAAATTGATATTATTGAAGAGGTTACTAAAATTTTAAATAGTTAAACATGGAAAAGAAAACAACAAGTCCAAAAGGTGGAAAAAGAGCGTGTCTTTGCGAAGATGGAACGTACTCAAAAGAGTGTTGCAATGGTGAATTAGTTAACCAAGGAATTGGAAAAACTAATAACAACAATACTTATAATGTGGTCAATGAAAATGAAGTCAGAACAATTATAAGTATTAAATAAAAACAATACAAATTAATAACGAAAAGTTTTATAGTTATGGAAATTACAATTGAAAAAATAATTGGTTTTATTTCTGAGAAAAAGGAACAATTTAAACAATTCATAAAAATGAGCGAAATCAAATTAGAACAAATGAAGCTACAAGATGGTGTTACTGTTATTGAAGCTGACTTATTCGAAAGTGGTCAGCCTGTTTTTGTTGTTAATGGTGAGGATAAAATTCCAATTCCAGCTGGTGATTACATCTTAGAAGATGGGCGTTTGCTTGTGGTTTCACAAGAAGGTGTTATCGGAGAAATTAAAGATGCAAGTCAAGAAGAGGCAGTTGCTGAAGAGCAAGAAATGGAAAAGGAAACAGGCGCACCAGCACCAACTCCAACAGCGAAGAAAACTATCGAAAGTGTAGTTAAAGAAACGCATTTTTCTGCTGAAGATTATGAATCTTTGAAAGCTGAAAATATTTCTTTAAAAGAAGAAAATGAAAGATTGAAAGGAGAAAAAGTTGAACTAAAAGAAGAGTTAGTACCAGCTTCACAACCAATCACTTTCAATCCTGAATCGAAAAAAGCTGAAGTGAAAGAAGTAAAACTAAATCATTCAGTAAAAAACAATGTAGAACAATTACTTTATAAATAAAAACAAATGGCAACAACAACAACAATGACAACCACATACGCTGGTGAAAAGGCTGGAAAGTATATTTCAGCTGCTTTGTTATCTGCTCCAACATTAGGACAAAATGCAGTAACAATTAAACCAAATGTTAAATACAAACAAGTAGTAAAAACACTAGGTCTTTCTGATGATTTAGTAGCAAATGCTTCTTGTGATTTTGCATCAACATCAACTGTCACATTAGCTGAACGTATTTTACAACCTAAAGAGTTACAAGTAAACTTAGAGATTTGTAAAACTCCATATCAATCTGATTGGGATGCAATTTCAATGGGGTATTCAGCACATGATAAACTACCTCCTGATTTCCAAACTTATTTAATCGGTGAAGTAGTTAAAAAAATCGCTGCTAAAACCGAGGTTGATATTTGGACTGGAGCAAATGCAACTGCTGGTTCTTTCTCTGGATTCTCAACATTAGTTTCTTTAGATGCAGCTTTACCAGCAGCACAAGAAGTAGCTGGAACAACTGTAACCGCAGCAAACGTAGTTACTGAATTGCGTAAAATGATTACAGCTTTACCTTCACGTTTATACGGTTACGATGGTTTACAAATTTATGTTTCACAAAATATTTATTTAGCTTACTTACAGTCTTTAGGTGGTTTCGGTGCTTCAGGATTGGGTGCTAATGGTTACGATGCTAAAGGTTCAATGTGGTACGCTGGACAACCGTTATTTATTGATGGTATCGCTATCTTCATGACAATGGGTATGGCTGCTAATACTGCTATGTTAACTTACAAAGAAAACTTGTGGTTTGGGACAGGATTATTGAACGACCATAACGAAGTTAAATTGATTGATATGGCTGACATCGATGGTTCTCAAAATGTTCGTTTTATTATGCGTTACACAGCGGGTACTCAGTACGGTTTCGCTGGTGATATTGTAACATACGGTATTACGAACGCTGCTAACT